TGACCTCGCCGACGACGATGTTGTAGTTCTCCTCGATCTCCATGCAGCGACCGGCGATGCGGGCGAGATGGCGAACGTGGTGGTCGGGGTAGGGGATGCGGCCGTCGATGGTCTCGTTGATGCGTTCGGCGGCGTCGATCAGATCGTTGTACGCGTCGAACGTCTCGACGCTGTACAGGTGCGGGCGCAGGCCAGTCATGCCGCACCCGCTTCGTCGTCGTTCAGCGATTCGAGCAGCTCGTCGCACGCCGTGATCGCCGCACGCAACGATCCGCGCAACGCGGCAACCTGCTGGGCTTCCTGATTGAGCGCCGCGTCGATCGAGCGCGTCAACACGCCGACCTGTCGATCGAATGCCTCGGCGGCCTCGTCGAGGGTCATGGCGGGCTGCTCGGGCGGATCCTGCGCGCCATGGGTATCGATTCCGATGCGATCCATCATGCCGGCACCTCGATCTCGCGCAGGCGGTCACGCAGGGCGATGACGCGCTGCTCGCGGTTGCCGTGACAGTTGCCGCAACGCGCGAGGTAGTCGCCCACCTCGATCACAGCCTCGGCCAGTTCCGGCGCCAACGCAATCAGCGCAGCGTCGGCACTATCGAATGGGCCGGGAACTCGCGCCACGACACTCGCGCCCAGCGCCCCGTCGCGCTCGTAGATGACCGTCTCGCCATCCACGTACGTTCCCTCACACCACGGCGCTTCGCTCCACGGCCAGCTCATGCGACCACCTCCGCGCTGGCAACCGCGCCCGCAGCTTCGGCAGCAGCAACCGCCTCCGCGTACGACGGCTCAAGATTGTGCTCGTAGAGAATGCGACCGCTGCCAATGCCGCTCTCGTGCGCCATGTACTCAACCTTGCGCTCGATCAGGAACAGCTCGGTGTCGATGCAGTTGTCGAACATGCCGTCGTCATCCGGGTGCTTCTTGCGCGACACCGTGACCGCAACCTTGCCGACAGTGAGCGGCCCCGTGATGGTGTACGTCTCAACGTCGGCGTCGCCCACGATCTTCCCGTTGCGGCACTCGCTGATCGGGCAGAGCGCGCGCTGGTCTGTTCCTGCGGCGCTAACCCAGCCGCTACCGGTGCAGATGCTGCATGCGTGGTAGACCTTCGCGCGGGACACCCACCAGTGGTAGACGGTGTCGCCGAGGTTGTAGCGGTGAGTCATTGAGGTGTCAGCTGAATCGGCCGGTGGTGCGGTTATCATGTCCTTGCCTTTCCGCAGAGAGGTTGGCGGCGTCCTTCGGGGCGCCGTCGTTGTTATTGGTGAGGTGTATCCAGAGGGCCAGTAGCGCGTAGGGGACGCCGACGAACACGGCGAACGATGCCCAGCCGGCGAACGTGATCGCGTCGAGGATGCTGCTCACGACGCGGCCTCCGCCAGTTCGACCTGCACAAGCTCGCGGCAGTGCGGTACCTCGCGGCACCCGCCCCACGCGCACTCGCCGCACTGGTCCGGGTTATCGCCCATGTCGATGTCGGGGTCCGGGTCGTGGGTGGGCGCGTGCCCGCATAGCTCGCAGAATGAGTGGTCACAGATTTCGCAGCCGTGCAGCTGGTCGCCGTCGAGGGGGACGTAGGCGCAGCAGTAGCAGCCCTGCGACACCCCCGCAGCGGGAAGGTCAGAACACGCTGCGGGGGTTGCCGAGGGAGATGACGCTGGTGGATTGCCAGCGTCGTTGGGGTCGGGATGGGGTCCCGTGTCGCCGCCTGTCGGGAGGGACGTGGCGGCAATGTGGACGATGTTGTAGTTCTCCTCGATCTCCATGCAGCGACCGGCGATGCGGGCGAGATGGCGAACGTGGTGGTCGGGGTAGGGGATGCGGCCGTCGATGGTCTCGTTGATGCGTTCGGCGGCGTCGATCAGATCGTTGAACGCGTCGAACGTCTCGACGCTGTACAGGTGCGGGCGCAGGCCAGTCATGCGGTCACCTGCTCGGGTAGCGGCCGGCGACCGCCACCGCCCTTCGTGGGGCTGGGCCCGAACGCCTCGTACACCGCGATATGCGCCGCGTCACGACCGAGCCCCATGTGCCGCGCGAACTCGCGGGCGCTCGGAACGTATCCCAGCTCGCGCCCGTAGTCGCGGGCGGCTTGCACGCGGTCATCGAACCGGCGTTGATCGGCAGCACGCCGGCAGTCGAAACACATCCGATCCGACGCGCGACGGGAACCCGACAGTGTCTTGCCGCACGAGCTGCACACGCCCGACACCTTCACCACGGCAGTCAGGTACGCGTGACGACGACGCAGGACGTTCGGCCGATCGCTGTGCGCGAGCTGATGGATGCGCGCCGGTACCTGCTCAGTGCACTCCGCGGCCTCCACCTGCGTGAGCCCTGCGTGTAGCAGGCCCAGCACGAACGCGCGGGTCTCGATGTTCGTGCGCAGGTCGTAGTGGTCGAGCATGTTGGTGGTCAGCGTGTCGCTCATGCCGCACCAGCCCTTCGCGCGGCGCGTCCTGCTGCGTCCCGGTCGTCGTTCACGTCGCGCAGCACATCCGCCATCGCGCCCACAAGCGATTCCAGGCGCTCGTTGATGCCGTCGCCGTACAGCGGCATGAGGATCTTGCAGGCGGCGAGCAGCTCGTCGGCCGCGCTGCCGAGGGCTTCCGCCCCGTCGCACCACGCGGTGTACGTGGAGCTCGGCGATGGCTCGGGCGGCCCGTTGCGGTGGGGATTGTCCAGCCTCAATGGTCGGCCCTCCGCGACTCGCGTTCCAGTACGCACACGTCATCCCACGACGGGAACCGCAACGCGGCCGGGATCGGCACACGCGTCGGCTTCCACGGCAGTGGATCGGCATCACGGCGCGCGATGCGTGCGGCGTGATCCCGGTCGGTCAGGATGCGCGCGGTGCGATCCGGGGTGGTAGCTAGAATGGTCATTGCACGGTGTCCTTCTGGCGATGGGTGGCGTTGCGGTTCTCCGGGCTCGACGCACTCACAGCGTCGGGCTCGGAATCTTTCGGGAGGGCGTGGTTCAGCCAGCGGATACCGGCGATCAGCAGGCCGCCAGCGAACATGTAGGTCGCAGCGACCGAGAGCCACGGGTACAGGACCAGCACGTCCAGCAGGCGGCTCATGCGGTCCTCCAGTACGCGCCCACGCCATGCTCGCGGTCGGATGCGTCGCGGCAGTCCGCGCAGTCGGCCTCGTCCGCGTCGGGGTGCACGGTGCCCGAGCAGTCCGGGCACACGAGCAGGCCGCACGTACCGCACAGTTCGAACTCCCACGCCTCGTCGAGTGCTTCGACGCTGCCACAGCCCTTGCATGGGCACTTGTGGGGCTCGGGGTCGTCGGGAGCGGGGGTCGCATCCAGGGGGACGGATGTGCGATCCCCCGCTTCCGAGGGGGCTTCACTCGATGGGGTCGAGCCGGGCGTGCCATCCGGGGGGATGGCAAGAATGGGCGTAGCAGGGATGTCAGTCCCCGCTACGCAGGACACGGCGCCGCAATCACGGCCCGCGTCGTCACCAGACGTGAAAACGAAATCGCCGAAGGGGCGCGTCACGCGGCACCCTTGACGTTGCGCTTGAACGGGGCGTGCGCCTGCTGTGCCGTGAGGAAGTGCTTCGCCACGAACAGCGCCCGGTACTTCGGGTCAGGGTTCCGGCGTCCGTTGAGCCACTGACTGACGGTGGACTGGTCCGCGTCGAACAACACGGCCAACTCGCGGACCGTGTTGCCCTTCCGCTCCCTTGCCTCCTGCAGTTCCTGGTCGATCGTGCGCATGTTCGCTCCGTGTGGTGATTGCATTTGCACTACGCATGATACACACCCCATCGGACACATGCAAGGTTGCAAGTGCAATACCGTCACGGGTGGACTAATGCGCAGGACGTAGCCCGAGTTCAGTGACGCGCGACAGCCCACACGGCGAGCCCACCCATCGCCACAACCACCGCAGCGCCACTGGGAAACGCCCACCTGAGCAGCTTCATCTGCCCCCGCCGCTCCGCCTGCCCCTGCAGTTGCCCGTCCATACGGATCACGATGTCGCGAACCTCGCGAATCAACGCGTACATAGCTTCGGACGCCGGATTGTCGGAACGCTCGGGCATGTCACGCGGGCCGGCCACGATACAGCGTGTGCCGGTACACCCGCGCTACGCGCAGCACCCACCGGAACGGGAACCCCGCACCGCAATCCGAATGCCCACCCTCGGGCAAGTCCTTGTGCTGGCACACGCCATGCGTGGTGGAGTACCGGATCGGGATACCGTGGCTGTACGAGTACCAGGCTATGAGCTTCGCGGTGGCGTGCAGCTGCCGTGTTCGGCGGAGCCACTTGCTGCGTGTGAACGATGCGAACCCGGCCTGTTCGATGCCGACCTTCCCGGTGTTCGGTGGTGCGTGGCGGCACCTGTCCGTTGCGGAGGCGTAGCGTCCGATCGCGCCGTCAGCTGCGACGCACGCGTGTACGGACAGGCCGGCGCGGTCGAGGTAGTCGCCGATGGCTTTCACGTACGCGCGGCCCTTGCCGTCTGATTCGGTGGAGTGCAGCACGACGACCATTGGCCGGTGTGCGCCGTCGGTGTGTAGGGCCTGCTTGACGTACACGGCGTGGGGTGCGCGGCGGCGGGTCACTTGCCGCGTCCCATCAGCGTGCCCGCAGCGCCAACCAACGCGGCGACCTGTACCGGGTCCCGGTCAAGCGCCACGGCCAGCACAGCGCCCACAGCGAGGATACTTGCGACGAGGGTGTAACCGTTCAGCTTCATGCCCCTCATCGTGCGCGCCCGCCCGAGGCGCGCCGTTTACGCCGCGCGCGCCAACGCACTCCACGGCGTCCCCGCATTGAACCGCGCGAACATCCGATCCCACGCCGCACGATCCGACTCAAGCGTCACCTCGCACGCGCCCTCGTCCTGCAACCAATGCACGTTCTGGATCATGCCGCGGTACCCGATCGTGCCGCCGGGGTTACGCTCACCCGGCAGCTCGAGACGGTCGCCGACGAACAGGCGCGCGGCGGGCATCTCCACGCCCGAGTCCCGACCAACAACGAACCCCTGATGCAGACGGATCGAACCCGCGCGAAGGCTGGGCTGGGAGTAGGCGGCGAGGAACGCGTTGCCGATGGCGGTGGCCTCGGCGCTGTTGCAGGGGCGTTGCACTTCGATAGTGGCGGTGCGTGTCAGTCCGGCACGCGTGAGGATGTCGCTCGCGGTGGCCGTGATCGTCGTGGAGGATTCGACGCCGCTAGCGGTTTGGTAGCGCACGACGACTTTGGAGTACAGGTCTGACACGTCGAAGCCCGCACCCTCGGGCAGCTGGTACGTGCCGGGTGGTGCGACCCATTTGCAGCCGTCTGGGGTGGCGCGTACGACAAGCGGGGGCAGGGCTTGCGAGGGGTCGGCGTACCACTGGTAACCGTCGCGTCCGTTGGCGAGCTCGACGACGTCGTACGGGCTGACACTGCCGTCGGTGCCGAGGTTCGTGAGCGGGGTGGGGAGCGTGGCGATGCCCGCGGTGCTGGTGGACAGGTGCGGCGTGACGCCCGCTGCGACGAGTTCTTTCATGGGGATGTCGCCTGTGAGGATGCTGGCGCCGGCCGAGTGGTACGTGCTGGCGGTGTAAACGCGGATATCGTTGATGCGCAGCACGAGGTTAGTGCCGTACGTAATGCCGGCCGCACGCAGGAAATGGATGTGGGCGTAGCGGCGGGCGGTGGCGAAAGTAACGGTCGTGGTTTTGTTCAGCGCAGCGGTGAAGCCGGCCGCGTCTAGCTGTGTCTCTTCCAGCAGCGCGATGCCATCAACACTGGATGCGACCTCCATGTGTGCAGCTGCGTCGACGCCCTCCACGACCGTGAAGTCAACGTAGATGCTCTTGATCGTGTTGCCCGGTCCGGCGTCCAGAGAGATGCCCGTGCGGTGGTTGACGCTGATAACGATGCCCTGAGGGAAGCGCAGCACGAGCGGGCCGTAGTCCGCGTTGACTTCACCGCCGCCCTGAAACTGGCTGGTCTGGTTGGGTAGTTGCCGCGAGTCGACCCAGCCAGCGAAACCGTAGCGCACCCACATCTTGCTGTAGACGTTGTCGTCTTGGAGGTGCTGAGTCGTGCCGCGGAGCGTGACGATGGTTTGGCGGCTCCGGCCGCGGCCGATGGTGTCGTACGCGCCGACGTTGCCCGTGAACACTGGGACACTGCCGGAGTAGGCGACGTATTGCGCGCCGAGCGGAACATCGTAGCCGCCTTGGATCGCGAAGCGTCCGTTGATGGGGCCGCCGGGCATGGCGTGTTCGTGTTCGCAGCCGGTGACGTTGTAGCCCGTCAGGCCCGTGATGGGCACGAGCCCTGCGGCTGGGACGTAGACGCAGGGCGTGTATGGAGCTGCGCCGCGGATCATCAGCCGGGCTCGGCAACGTGGAAACGGGGACGTACGCCGAACTGCATCACGTACATGGAGGTAGCTGGCGCATACGCGTCGGTCGAGGCGCCCGAGTGGCTGGCGTAGTTCAACGGGAACTGAGTCGGGACCACCATCACACGGGACCGCATCCCTGCAGGCAGACGCAGTGGCGCCGAGAGCCCCGATGGCGAGCGCACAGGGCTCATGTCGCGAGGCGTTGCAAACTGGCGATTGAGGTCCAGCAGCGCCAGCTCAGCGCGGCCGTCTGACCTGTAACGCTTCGTCCACCTGTAGCCTGCGCCGGGCGTGATGACGGATGCCATTGCGGCGGTCGTGCTGGTCGGGGTGGTGGCGCAGGCGCTCACGGGAACGCCAAACAGCGCGTCTATGCCGAACGTAAAGTTGGGTCCGGTGAGGCGCTCCAGGGTGAGTTCGTGTTGCGCGGTGGAGTACGTGTCCCATGTGAGCGTGCCGACGTAGTAAACGCGGTTTGCTGCGCCGGTTGCCGCTGGTAGCCCGGTGCGCCCGGCAGATCCGTACGGCTCTGCGTAGGCGCGGTTGGTGGTGGCGCCCTCAGCGCCGCGCGTGGATAGCCGCAGGTCGTACGTGCTGGCGGCAGTGTTGCCGGGCTGCACGAGCGCGTAGTAGTCGACGGTGACGTAGCGCCCCATTTTACGCAGTGGCCATGCGACGATGGGCACAGTTACGAGCTGGGAGACGCCCGCGCCGATCGCGATGAACCCGCCGTGGCCGCCGCCTGCAGTGGTGACAACGTTCGTCATTGTCGTGCCGGAGTCCAGCTCGATAACGCCGACGGGTAGTTCGCCGCCGAACACGTACGCGGGGGCGGTGGTTCCCTCGTACACCATTGCTTCGGTCATCTCGAATGTCAGCGCGGTGCCGGGGGCTGTGGTGCGGGCCACTGCGAAATATGCGCCGTACCGGTGCTGCGTCGGCCGCCATGTCAGCGTCAGTTGTTGCCACACAGCCGACAGGTTGGTAGCCCCGCCGCCTGACGCCGGAGTAATGTCGCCATTGACGCCGAACTTCAGCTTCACGGGCGCCGTTGACCCGCTCAGGGATTTCACCCACACGCTTGCGGTGTACGTCACGCCCGCCAGAAACTCGCCGGGAACGAACTGGGAGACGCCACTGTCAATGGTGTTGGGGAGCGTCGCCTGCCCACACTGGTTGGAGTATGGGCGCGGCACGGCGGCGGTGTTGAAGTTCACGAGGCTGGTGGCGGCAGCCGTCACGACACCTGCGACGATGCCGATTGCCCACACTGGCGTCGTCACCGTGTCGATCAGTGTATCGAGGCATCGGTTCCAGGGCTCGGGCTCGGGGAACCACGCGAACAGGTGGCCGCCGGTTGATCCGTCCGTGGTGGCTCCGCCGGCGCCTGCGCTGATTGACACGTCGAGCAGTGCGGGTGCTGATCCGGGTGTGGACACTGGGATCTGTATTTCGGCGGGTGCGTACCGGCCTGCGTATGCGGTGCTGAATATGGCGCGGCCGTGGTAGTTGGCGCGCACGTCGAAGTCGTCGCAGGAGGTGGATGTGTTCTGTCCGTTGATGACGAGGCCGGCGCGACCCGTGATGCTTTTCCCCAATACGGCTTCCTGCGCGGCGGTGAGCGTGAGGTAGGACGGCGTTTCGTTCTCGGGTGTCTGCCCGAGGTAGTGGGGGAGCTTGGGTGTGGTTTCAGGGATGTAGTGTTCGGCGAATAGGATGTTCCCTGCGATCCCGCCACGTAGCCAGAGTGGCTCTCCGGCGATGCACCGGGCTGGTAGGTTGGCGGGGCCGTAGACGATTGTGGGGGCGCCTGCGATCACGACGCGTACGGAGAGCCGGCTGTTTACGCCGTTGTCGTCGATGTACGCTTCGAGATAGTTGTTTGCGTCGACGCGTTTGATGATGACGCCGAGCTTCATGCCGTTTTGCACGATGCCGGGAATGAGCTTTGCGAGGACTGCGACGTCGCCGTAGACGCGGGGCGTGCCGGTATGGATCAGGCGCTGCTCGACGGTCGGGTTCGCGGCGACGTTCAGCGTGCCGCCGCTGATGGCGAGGTCCCCCGCGGCGCCCGCGTCACGCGTCCAGTCCGTGCCGAGGTTGTTGTACTTGCCGGCTGCGCCCAGCGTGTTGGCTGCGAAGTCGTCCCAAATGTCGTAGGAGTCGCCCAGCGCGAACGGGCGACACGTCAGCACGAGCGTGCAGCGAATGCCCTGCGCGCCCTCCGCGACGTCGTCCCACCCGCCGACGAGGTTCGCGTGCTGGATCTCGTACTCCACCGCATACGTCAAGTTCTTCGCGCGGCGTCGCCACACCCCACCGTTCTCGGCGATACGCCTGACCATCGCGCCCAGCGTCTCGTACGCCGTGACCATCGCCGACTGTGAGTGCGGGATCGTGTTCGTCGCATCACTCACGAACAGCGGGATTTCGAACACGCGCGCGCCGATGCTTTCGCCCGACACCTCGATACCCTCACCGTCCACCGACGAGTCCCCAACCGGCTCCACTTCCAGCGCGGGAAAGGACGCGTCCTTGCCGATGATGTAACCCGTCTCAGCGCCGTCACCACGCTCCAATATCAGGGCTGTGTCATCGGGCCGGTTACTGACGATGTGCGAGTAGACAGTCACGCGGTCCTCACCTTCACCCCACGAGTCACACGCGACGCGCGGCCACGTTCCATCGCACGCTCTACCGCGCGCCCAACCTCACGCCCAACACCCGGCGCCGCGCCACGCGCATCGACGTTGATCGTGTACGTGTCACCACCGCCGGCTTTGTCCAGGGGCGTGACGCGTGCGCCGCGGGGCAGGTCGAGGAACTCGGGGCCCTTCTCGCCGACGAGGACGCGGCCGGCGCCAGCGACGTCGCCACCCGTTGCGAGGCCCGGTAACTTGGGCGTGAACTTGTCGCTGTTCGGCAGCATCACCGTCTGAATGTTCAGCTTCTTCTTCTTTGGATTCCAGTTGTCCCACGCCGACTTCGCGATCTGAATAGACGCAGCGAACGACGATGCGGCTTTCATCGCCGGGGCGATTGCCGCAACGAATGCCGGCATGGTGCGCTTCGCCGTCGGGCCAACCTCGCGCAGGCTGGCCTTTACGTCGTTGATTTTCACGTCAAGCGCCGAGATGTCCCGACCCATCGACTTGGACACCGCGCGGAACGGGGCGCCCATCGAGCCGGGCAGCTTGCCCATGAAGTCAACGAGGCGCTTCAGCCCGGACATCATCGATCGGATCTGCGTGAGGAACGCAAGCTCGGCGACCTTGAACACGCGCGCCCACCCACCCATGCCCTGCACGACGCGGCCAATCCACCGCACCAGTTGCCCTAGTGGTGAGACCTTCAACAGCTCCCACAGGCCGTTGATGATCGTGCGGACCGTTTCGCTCTTGCGGTACAGGACGACCATCACGACGATGAGCGCGGCGATGCCAACAACGACCAGCCCGACCGGGGAGATAATCAACCCGACGACCGCGACCAGCGCCTCAACGACCGCGACAACCGCACCGATGACGCTTGCCAGTGGTCCCATCGCCACCGCCACCGCCAGCGCTATCGCCACCATCTTTTTCATGTGCGGCGACAGGTTCTGGAACTTGTCGGCCATGCGCTTCAACCAGTCAGCGCCCTGACGCAGTGCGGGCAGCAGCGTGACGAGCAGGGACGCGCCGATGCCTTTCAGGTTGTCCATCAGGACACCGAACTTCGCGGCATCCGTTCCGCCCGCGGCTTTCGCTGCGCCGCCGATCTTCTTGTGCAGCGCATCCATCAGCAACGCCTGACGCTTCGTCGGGTCGTGCGTAGCCTTCATGGCCTTCTCAAGGCGCGTGGTTTCCTTCGCGGTGAGCTTCAACCCACGCGGCAGCGCCACCGTTCCGCCAGCAGCAGCCGCGAGCGACTTTGACAGCAGCTTTGCGGCGGCCGGCGCGTCCGTTTTCATCACGGTCGCGAGGTCCACCATTCCGAGGCTGGCCTTCTTGAACACGCGGACTCCGGCGTCCGTTTCCGTGTTGATGCCCGACAGGCGCGCCATCAGGTTCGCGCCCGTCTGGATCAGCTGGTCGTCTTGGCCGCTGACGTTCTGCAACGCGACGGCCATGTCCTGCAGCTTCTTGACCGTCAGCTTTGTGTGCGACCCGAGGCGCTTCACGCTCGCGGCGCTACCAGCGTTCGCGGCTTGGATGTCCACCAACTCTTTACCGGCGGCGTGCGCCGCGAACGCCATCGGCAACGCGAAGCCCAGCGTCATCGCGCGCCCGGCCTTGCGCGCCGCGCCACCGACGCGCTTGAACCCCGCCTTCGCGCGCGAGCTGAAACTGTCCATCTGGCCACCGGCGTTCCTTGCGAAGCCGCCTACCGCGCGCGTTCCCCGCTCCATCGAAGACTCGGTGTCCTTGACGAACTTCCCATTCGCGTTGCGCAACCGGCCATTCGCGTCCCGATAGTTGCCCTCGGCCTGGGCAAGCCCGCGGTTCATCCCCGACGCGTCGACGTCCAGGTCGAGAACTGCGCTGCCGAGTGATTCGCTCACGCGTCCACCTCCGCGGCGGCTGCGATGCGCCGGTCACGTTCGGCGAGTCGCGCGGCGATGACGTCCGCGGATACGGGCACGACTTCCACGCCCATCCCCTGCGCCTGCAGGTGCGCGATGCGCTCCTCGGGTGACGCCGCGCGGATAACCTTGCGCTTGATACCCGCCGCGTCCTGCATGGCGCGCTGCCACGCCTTCGAGCTCTTCTCGTCAACCGAGCCTGTGCCGACGGCGATCGCGTTCGCCAACTCCAGCAGCTCGGTGGCGTGCAGCTTCCCGGCCTGCACATCGAACGCGCACAGGGACCGGACAGTCATGCTGGCCCACTCGGCCGGGCTTCCCCCGTAGAATCGTTGGACTCGGGCGAGGACGTTGACGAGGGGGTCATCGCCGGGTCCGTGGTCGTCGAGTCGTCCGCGAAAGCCTCAATCAGCAGCATGGCTTTGGGCAGCGCGCGCGCCAACCGTCCCAGCGCGTCAGCGGGCGCACCGGGCAAGGCCATGCCAATCAGCCACATCATGTCCGCGTCGACCTGCACGATCTCGTCCTCAGACAACGCGAGGCGCTTCGTGTCATCCTCAAGCACCTGCAACCGTTCGATGGTCTGCTCCATGCGGATCACTCCACCCGCAGTGAGGCAGTTCACGTCGCCGAGCTCGTACTCGACGCCCTCCCAACGCACCGGCTCGCGGCTAGTTGTCTCGCTCGTCAGGTCCAGGGCCATGCGTGTCTCCTGCTGCGCCGTCGATGTGGATGGTGAGGCCGGCCGAGCGTGCAGCTGCGACCAGTTCTGTGATGCTGCGCCGGCAATCCCCAGCCCGCGCACGCGCTTCCCGCTCCGCGCGCTTAGCTGCACGCGCATGCCGGTCGAGGGCGACGATCGCGTTGGCGACCGCCACCCCCACCGGCAAGGGATCAACTGACACCCGCAGGGGGCGGGAATGGGTGTCAGCCGTGGGGGTCACTACGCGGCCACGACGTTCTCGGCGCGGTACTTGCCGAACCCGTTGGTCAGGTCCTGCAGCGTCTTGACAGTGAACTTGGAGCCGGCGGGCTTGCCCTTGACGTACGCGTGGGACACGTCGCCGTCCTGCCAACAAGCGGGCAGCCAGTAGTCAGCGAACATGCCGTCGCCGTACGGGGAGTAGATGTCGGTCTTCGCGTACAGGCAGAACGTGGCGACGTCGTAGCCGAGCAGCAGCGACACTTCCTTGCGGCCGGTCACACCCGATGCGCTGGCGACGGTGGTGAGCGCCGCGCGGTTCAACGCGTTGGTAACAACCTCGGGCCGCATGTCCATGACAGTGACCTCGAACGAGCACAACTCGAACGTGCGCCACACCTTCGCGAACCCAGTCATGCCCAGACCCGACCACCCTTCGATGGTCTGCTCCTTCGTGAACACGACGCCGTCCTCGTCGTAGTTCTTGCTGCCGCTGTTGCCGAGCTTGGTGTACGCGGCGATCGGGTCGGCGTCCATGTTCGGTGGGATCGCGGTGTTGGTCGCAGCGGTCCAGATGGTCGCGGCAGCAGACAGGATTTCGTAGGGGCTCGACATCAGGCAGAGTGCTCCTCAGCAGCGGCAGCAGCGGCCGGCCGGGGCTGCTTGACGCGCTCGACATGAAGGCCCTGCGCTTGGAGCTGGCCGATGCGCTTCGCCGTGGTGTGGAACTCGCCGCCTGCCGGAAGGTCGCGCACGTCCGAGTCGTGGTCCGTGAGTAGGCCGGGGCCGTTCCAGCGGGCAACGATCGGGGAGTGGGAGGGGCGGGTCATAGCCCCATCGTCAGCGGCAGGGGTCGGCGCGCCGTTTTGCGTCAGGCGGTGTCGGCGTGCTGGATGACGACGGACGTGATCGCGAGCGGCCAGTTTGTGGCGGGGTCAATCAGGGGCGCGGGGCCGGATGAGTGGTGGACCCATGACACGGCGAACCGGGAACACATCGGCGAACCCGTCGATGTCGCCACTGTTGTACGTCTTCAGGAGGGCCTTCGCGCGCGTGGCAATGCGGCTGGCTTCCCACGCGGTTGGGGCGTAACAGCGCACGTCGATACGGCTCTGTGTGAACGGCACCCAGTCCTGCCCGATGGGCGCGCCACCGGCGGGGGCCATGACAATGCACGACTGTGGCATTGATGCGAGCCACTCGGGCTTGAGTTCGCCGCCTGCGATGCGCCCGTCAACGAGCTGCGCGAGGTCAACGAACGACTCGGCGATCTTCACGGCGATCACGACGGGGTCGGCGTAGCGCGTGGCGGTCATCGCATGCTCCGACGGATGTTCGCGGGCAGGTTCGGGTACGCCGCATCAGCCGCTGAGCGCAGCGCCGCACCGTGCAGGTATTCGAGCACGCCCATGTACGCGACACCAACCGAGCCCCACGAGCCACGCACGTGCATGCCCTGGTTGGCGGCGAACTGCTGCACGCGGATCGAGCCCTCCGCGATGCCGGTGCGGTTCTGCCAACCGGCGTGGTTGAACTTCGCGTGCCGGGCCGCCTCGATCATCGTCAGGTCCACGCCCTGCTTGGCAGCGGCGATGACCTTGGCTTTGACCTGCGCGCCCCGCCACTCACCGTTGCTGCGCTTGGGCATCAGGACTTCCCCCGCTTCACGGCCTGCGTGTCGATCGTCAGGTGCGACGCGGTCCAACTGACACCCGTCACCCTGAGCGGGCCCGTGATGACCACGGCGCCAGTACGGTCGCGGATGTCCTCGATGACGTCCGTCTCGGCAATGTCCGTATCGGTCGGCACGATCAACCGCACGCCGCCCAGCGCGATCGCACGGTCGGTCGAGATGTCCTCGGCTAGCTCCATGCTCGTCCACGCACGGCACGGGAGCGCATCAAACAGGATCGGAACCTGCCCCGGGTTCACGGCCGGCTGCCCCCACGGATCATCCCCCGGGTCAACCGGGCGACGAACACGAGCGCGTTGCGTCATCAGCGAACGGCTCGCCACGCTCATGCGATCAGCCGACCAGTGTCCAGGCGGCGCAGGATCTTCGCGCGGTCGGCGTCGCGGTCGCCGGTCTGTGTGCGGACGTCGCCCACCGTTTCCTGCGAGGTGGGGCTGTACGTGATGGCGAGGTGTACGAGGTCCATCAGTGCGAGTGATCGGCGTGCGGTGTCGGCCGTGGGGGTGTACGTGATGGTGACGAGGGGCGCCCACTCGGTGCGTGGGTAGGTGCCGCCGATCTTGCGTCGGATCGTGCGCCGACCCTCCACGGCGTAGTCGCTGGCCGCGAGGGTCGTGGTGGTCTCGCCGTACGTGGCGGTGTACGTCTCGGTGATCGAGACGACGGCGCTGATGGGGCGGCTGGTCGTGAGGCGTTCGTCGCCCTCGCCGGGCCGGCGTGTCTCCACGATGTTCGCGGTGTGCGCGCCGAACAGGTCGATGATGGCCGCTTCCTCCGCGTCGATCGCGCGTTGGATCTCAGCGTCGGGGAGGTCCGTTTCGATGCGGGCGCGCACCTCGGTGGGCGTGATGAGACTCACGGCCTACTTCGCCTTGGTCTTCGCGGGCTTGGCCTGCTTGTCCTTCGCGGGCTCCGACTGCTTCGCGCCGGTCTTCGCGGGCTTGGCCTGCACCACCTTGTCGCCCTTCATCTCGAGCGTCATGTCCCGCACCCACTCGCCCGGGATCAAGCTGCCCGGGTACGCCGCAACGAGCCACGCCGCATCCGGGTCGCCGGCTTCCAGCAGCATCGACCGGTCGGCGTTCGCGTACAGCGGGCGGTCGGCGGTCAGCGGGGCGGGCAGGTGGTCGCCGGTCGCGTCGTGGAACGCGATGCCCGTCTTGGGTGTGGCCTTGTCGTCGCTCATGGTGCTATCCCCCTACAGGTGGTGTGCGGTTGTTATGCCCGCCACTACGACGGGAGGTGCACGACGCCCACAATCAAGCCAGTCGTCTCCGAGAACGTGACCGTCGCGAGACCCGACGCGTCATTCGCGAGATCCACGGCGAACGGGCCGATGACCTGGTAGTTCGTGGACGCTGCGAGCGTGTACGCGGGGTCGGCGATGCCAACGCCGCGGACGGTGCCGGGCGTGGTGAGTGTCGCGGTGCACGCGCCGGCGCCCTTTGCGCACACGAGAATGGTCTTGCCGTCGTTCTGGAACGTGTACGAGTTGGTCGTGGCGACGAGGCCCGTGTTCTGTGTGATGGCTGCGGTGACGCCACCAATGCCGGGCGCGGTGCTGACGGTCTCTGTGAGTGCGACGATGGCCACGATAGGGCTCCTACTGGCTGACGGTGTACGCGACGTAGCCGGCTGCAAGGCCGACCGTGGAGGTGATGTTCAGTGCGGTATTCGCAGCGGTCGCAAACACGGGCAGGCCGCCTGCCGAGCCTGATACCGGGGCCGCGCCGACGCTCATTGCGCCGGTCAGGTCCGTGTTGCCCGACTGGAACTTCAGCGTGCCAGCCGCGCTCAGTGACGCGCACCAGCCGAGCACGTAGATCCGCAGGCCAGCGCCAGCAGCTGCAACAACCGCGGACTGACCAGCAGCGCCCTGCAACGGGATCGGCGCGTACTGCACCTGTGGCGAAGTGAGCGGCATGACTAGTCGAGCGCCGTGTAGCCGTGGATGACCACGTCGAAACCGCCAGCGGTCAACGCCGCAGCAGCAATCGCAGCCTGGACCTTGGTGCCCGCGCCCGTCGCCTTGTGTGGCGTGGTGACGATCGCGGACGCGTGAACGGCGTTCGTGTCGGCGTTGAACGGTGCGGCGGTGTACGCGGTGGCCGGGTGCATGATGGCGCCCTTGCCTGCCTCGCTCGTGCCCAGCGCGACCGTCGCGGCGCCGGCACTGGTCAGCGCCGTCGTCGTCGTGATCGACGCTGCCGTCATCACGAAGTTATCGGGCAGGACCAGCGCCTTGCCGTTCTCGTCCAGCAGGTCGATCGAGCTGACCGCACCACCGTCACGCGTGAACCGGTACGTGCCACGCAGCACGACGCGCGCGTCCCGCCGATCCAGCCCGGTCTGGACCGCTCCACCGCTGATGACTGGCATGTGTTCTCCTTCAAGCCCAGCGGGCAACGATTGGTACTACAGGTTGGTGACGGTCGCGAACGCGGCCGGGCGGTACGACTGCACCGCAACGCGGATCTCACAGCGGATGCTCTGCTGGCCCTTGATGAAGTCGTCGTTGACGTAGCCAACCGACAGCGTCACGTTCTTCTTCCATGCGAGGCCGGAGAACATCGCGAACGAACCAAGGAGGCCCGTACCTGTGGTCTGCTGCTGCGTCGGAGCGACCGTCATGCCCCACAGGCTGTTCGCGGCCTGCGCGTCATTCGGGTTACCGAGCAGGTAGATACCGTCGGGCGTGCGTGCCAGGCGGAACTTGCGAATCCAGTCCGACGAGTTGGGAACGAACGCGTCAGGAATGGCCTGACCGGTGTTGAGCACCAGGTCCATCGCCTTGGCAACAGCGTCGAACACGGGCTCGGCGCTGAGTGCGTACGTCTGCACGCCCGCGCGGACCTGCAACCCTTCGATGTTCGGCGATGCGCCGTTGCCCTTGAGTGCCTGCAGGTTCAGGCGCTGGCGCACCATGAACGGGAGGCGGTTGTTGATGTAGGACTGGACCTGTGCGATGTCCTCGAGCTGCTCGTCCGTTACCGGGAGGTAGACGGCGATCTTGCGAACGGGCGACGTGCGCTCGGTCAGCGCAAGTGCGGCCTGTGCGTACGTGCCACCCTCAAGCGCCTCGGCTGCGTTGTTGGTGAACGTCGTCTCTTCCATGTAGACGACTGCGGCCTGATCGGTTGCCTCGGTGGGGATGACGTCGAGGAAGTCGATCGGTGCGGTCGCGAGGTCCACCATGCGGCCGGTGCGGATGTTCTGCGGCGCCCACCCCGCGCTGGTCGTCATGATGGCCTTGACGCCTGTCATGAGGCTGCCGCCGCCGACCTGCTTGGCAAGGTCGATCTCGACCTCGGGGCCAGCAGCGCCACGCCGCCACTTGGTGTAGGCCTCTGAGTCGGTGAACAGCTCGCCGAGGCTCTTGGCTTCAGCGGTCTGCTCGCCACCGGCGTGCACGAGGCGTGAGCCGCTCTTGCGTCCGTCGCCGCGGTCCAGCTCGTCGCCCATGTCGCTGATCTCGCGAGCGGCGTCAGCGGTCTGCTTCAGCTGGTTCGCCTCAGCTGCCAGCGCCTTCATCTCGGCGTGCATGGCGTTGAAGTGCTCGACCTGACCCTTGGAGTCGCGGTCCTCGAACCCGTGGCCCTTGACCTTCGAGAAATCGTAGTCGCCATCACCGACGCTTGCGGTCTTGACGATCTCGTTCATCTCGCGCTGCTTGGCAACGAGGTTCTCGCGGACTTCGGTGAGCTTCGACACGACGGGTGCGCTCCGGGGCTTGGGGGCTAGGCTGCGTCCCCGAGCTCGTGGAGGGTTTCCATCACTCGGGTCACCTCATACGCTGCTACGGCACCTGTGGCGCGCCGTTTTGCATCCGCGTCGTCCTCGGCGGCCTTGCCGGTCGTGTCGTCGTCCGCGCTGCAATTGCACTTGTCGAGCGGCTTGTCGCAGCTGGGGCATGAGCCGTCGTCGGCTTCGTCCGCGCTCTTGGCCGGCAAGTCCTGACCACACTCAGAGCACTGCTCAGCCGCGGCTTTCACGGCCAGCGTGTGCGTGCCAACACCCGCACCCCTGAGTACCGGCGACACCTCGAAGATGTGCAGCTTCTTGAGGACCTGCATGCGCTCGCCGTCGATCATCTCCATCGACGCGTCCAGCACGTCGTAGCCGTACGACCACTCACTGAACTCGCCCGCATCGGCCAGTGCTTTCTGCGTCGCGTACTCAGCTGCGCCCTGGGGAGTGTCGAGGAAGTAGGACAGCTCAGCGACGAGCCACCCGTCCTGCTCCAGCACCTTGCCGGTGCCGGCCGGGAGCGCGTACCACTGGTGGCCCCACTGGCAGGCCTTGACCGTGGGGTTGCCGTCGATGACACCCACGCCGCTGGGGGTGTAGTCGCGGTCTGAGTCCATGACGTCGAGCTGCGCGAACGCGACGGTGATCACGCCCTGCGTGCCGTCGGCGCTGGTCTCGGCCTTCGTCCAGCCGGGGGTGACGTGCTGCTTGCGCAGGTGCTCGCTCATGGGTTCAGTCGCCTTCGAGTGCGGGCACCCAGTCAAGGGTGCCGTTGGGGTGGTCCTCTTCGCCCTCTGCGTCTGCGAGGGAGAACACGGTGCCGTTGCGGTCGACGCAGTCGTCGTCGCCGTGGCCGAGCCGGTCATCGAGCGCCATGACCGTGGTAATGCCAGCCTGCTGGTAACCGGTCAGGCACGACACGCGTTGCGCGTTCTTTGTCTCGGTGCGTGCGATGCGCATGGCCCGGGCCGACACCGATGCTTCCTTGCCGCCCGCTTCGACGTACGACCGGATACGACGCTCGAGGTCCGCGGCGCCCTCGCCCAGCTCGCGGCCTTCCTTCAACGCGGCCATGATCGCCTTGCGTGTCTGGTCCTCGATACCGACCAGCTCGTACGCCGTACCGCCCTTGGCGAGCACGGTCTCGGCGTACACGTCGGGCTCGCCGATCTCGATGCCCACCGTCGCGCTCAGCGTCTTTGCGGTCTGGTCCGCGGTCGTCGCCCACACCTTCCGCAACTCGGCCTGCAGGTGCTTGCGCTTCCACTCAGTCAGCGCCGCCGCGGTCGTGACGCGTTGCGCGATGACCGTCAGGTCCGGGTCCCCCGCACCCTTCGCGAGCCCCGCAACCGCCGCCTTGCCATGCGAGTCGAACGCCGCCGCCACGTGCTCGGCCAGCTGCTTGAACAGGGGTTCGACCTGCCGCGCGTGCTTGGCCGCGAGGTGGTTGTAGTCGCGCATCAACGCGCGCCCCAGCCGCATCTGCCCCGCGCGCGTAACGGCCGCCTTCCGCTTCGCCGGCTGCTGAACAGTCGCACCCGTCGCCACCGACTCAGCAGCCAACACGTCCGCCATCGTCTGCCCGGCCGGCACCTCGACCAGGTTCACGGTGCGCAGGAACACGCGGTGCGAGTCGTCCACCGGCAGGCCAGCCGCAGCCCGCCCCTCGGCAACCTCCGCGACACCGGCCTGCACGAGCTTGACGGCGCGGTCGACTTTCTTGTCCTCGTCCTCGCGCATCACGCGCACCTCGGACGTGTCGAAGTCCACGAGCATCTCGCGCGCCGCGTCACCCTCAAAATCGGGCAGCAGCTGGTGACGGATCGTGCGCGCCATCAGCTGCCACTTCGGAACCAGCCCCTCCTCGGCGGCTGCTTCGCGTGCCTCGCCCATGTTCGCGAACGTGGACCGGTCGAGGCCAGCGCCGAAACTGGACACGATGGCCGGTACGCCAATGACACCCGACATGCGCTCCTCGGGCACGCGCCGCATGTCCCGCGCGTTCATCTTCGACGGGTCAAACCCGATCGTGTCCACCCGCGTGGGCCGCTTCAACACCAGCGCGCGGCCACGGTTCGCGCCGGTCGTGAGCTGCTCGATCTCCTGCTTCAGCTCATCAATATCCTCGGCGATGGGATCAGCGAATCCGTTCACCGATTCGGGGCTGATGATCAAGCCCGGCACGCCCATGTTCTTCAGCATGTTCGCCGTGTACGCCGCCGCCTCGTTGTCCGTGAACACCTCACGCAGCACGGCCCGCATCTTCGGCATGCCCTTCATGGGGTTCTCGGGGTCCATGCCGTCGCGGAAATGCACGACGTCCTCCACCGCGACCTGCATCTCAGCGCCACCCACGGTGTACGCGTAGTAGTCGATGAAGTTGCCCGAATCCTCGCGGCGGCGTGGTTCCATGAACGCGTCGGGCGCCCACCACAATTGCACGACGCCGTCGAGGCGGTTGCGGATCTTCAGCCAGTACGCGTTGTCGTTGAGCGCGAGGTCGGCGATGGTCGCGGCGATGAGGGTCGCGCCGTCGTAGTGATCGTTTGGCGCGTCGAGCACTTCCAGCAGGCGGGCGGCGCCCGGGTTGGCTTTGTCGCCCGGGTGGATCGTGTCGAGCGCGTCACCCTCACCACGCCGCCGGATGCGTGGCACGGCCTGTTGCCCGTTGCGCATGAGCCACGCGAGCGGCGCCATGACGAGCGACGAGTGGAGGGGGTTGCCGGCTTTGCGGGTGTAGTCGCCGCGGGTGCCCTGGAATAGTTGGCTGAGGGTGCCTGTGCCGCGTGGGAATACCATGCGGGTGAGGGCTTTGGCTGCGCGGAGTGGGCTTGTGAGCGCGCGCGTGATGGGGTTGCGGGGCATGCCCGCATCGTGCGGTGGCGGGCGTGGCGCGCCGTTTCGGGGCTAGGTGTCGTAGTCGTGGCGCACGACGTCGACCGCTACCTCGGCGGTCACCCGCTTGTCACACGTCGGGCAGTACAGCCAGCCGCGCATGAAGTCATCGGCGGTCGGCACATCGAGCGTGGAGCGGCACAGCGGGCACGCCTTCTCGTCGACCTTGACGACGAAGTGCGAGTCGAACCGGATCGGCTTCACGCCTTGTCGGCCGCCTGCCGCGCGTGCGCAGCCTGATCAGCCGACGCCTGCTCTGCCGTGTCCACCGCAGGGCACTGCCATCCGCACGTGCAGTACGCGACGAACACGTGGCCCTGGTCGAAGTCCATGCGCTTGATTTCGGTGAGGGTGTGATTCTCCATCAGCGCATCATCCCACCCCGCACGGCCAGCGTGCGTCACGCCACCCACCCCCCACTACCCGGCCGCATCACCAAATGCGCCTGCGACGACTCGTCCACCCGGTCATCATTCCGCCCGTTCGGAAACACCCGCAACTCGTGCACGTACTCAGCGACCCACTCCGCATACTGCGCGCACCCCTCGGCCGGCAGCCACACCTGCCCCGCTTCCTGCCTCGGCTGCCACGCCCACGCCCGCGTCAACTTGTCACCATACGGATCCGGGTTGAAGCCCACGAGGCCGGGCACGACCGGCCGCAGCTCGCTCAGGATCGCCTCGCCGTTGGCTTTCGCTTCCACCACGTGACGGCGTGGCGGGAACGGGTGCGCCGACCGGCACCGCTGATCGAACGCCATCACTGCCGCCTTCGCCTGCACAAACGACCACTGGCCCCGCACCTCATCCACCCGGTACGTCTCCGCCCCATACCGATACCAGAGCGCGCCCACCACAAAGTCCGGGTTACCAGCCCTGCGCCGCTTCGCACCCGCACCACCCTCACCCGGCCGCGCCTTCCCCGTGAACGTCATATCCCAACTGACGATCGCATCATCCGGGACACGCAGCTTCCCATCCGCACCCACCGGCAACGAACGGTAACGACCCCACTGCTCAGCCGGGAAGATCGCCGACCCGTCATCAGGCGCGGGCTCCTGGTTGTACTGGCCGGCGTACGCGTACGACCCCAGCGTCTTCTTCAGCTCGGCACTGACGTCGGCGGTGAGGCGCGTGGGGAACAGCAGGTCGCCGGCCTTGCCGCGGGGGTCCTTCCACGTCACGCGCTTGCCGGTCTCGAGCGACTTGCGTACCGTGATGCAGCGCCGCGCGGGGTTGTACTCGTTCGGCAGGTTCAGGTGCGTCCAGCCATGCTCAATGCACCACCCGGCCACGTCGTCCTCCGCGACACGCTGCATGACCACCACACGCCGCGCCGTCCTCGGATCATTCCGCCGCGACGGCATCGTCTCTGTCCACCACTTCAGCGTCCGGTCGAGCACCACGCGGTTGTTCCCGTCACGCACGTTGATCGGGTCGTCGATGATCTGGATATCGCCACCGTACCCCGTGCCCCTACCCGTCGGGCTGGTCGCCACGCGGTACCCGCCGACCGTGTTCTTGTAGTAGCTCTTCACGTCCTGATCTCCTGCAAGCCGGATCGGCCAACGCCGTTGGTACCACGGGTGCCGCAGGATGTCGCGCGTGCCAAGCGCGTGGTCGATCGCGAGGTCGCCGCCGTAGCTGGCCGTCAGGAACTTCGTCGCCGGCTTCGACGCCCACACGTGCGCCGGCCACGCTTTCGTCACCGCCGTTGTCTTCAGCGTACGCGGCGGGATGTTGATGACCAGGTCCGCGATCTCGCCGACACGCACGGCGTCGAGGTGTTCGCATACGGCGTCGAGGTGCCATCCCCAGTCGAGGCGTGTGCCGGGTTCCATGATGTCCCATGCGCAGGTGGCGCCCGCGTCGGCGTCGTCGGTGATGCGCGTCGCGTCCACGTTGCCGCGGATGAAGTCGCGCAGGCTCATGGAGTACAGTGCGCGTTCGAGGTCGACGCGCAGGCTCACGGTGGGCTCGCGGCGGATGGCAGGGTCGTGGCCACATCGATGCGGGGGCGCTCGTGCAGCGTGGCGTGGAGCGCGTCCAGCACTTCGGTGGGAACGAAGCTGCCGGCGATCGTGACACCGACGCGCTGGCCGGCTTCGTCGACGAGCACGATGCACGGGTAGCCGGCGACGATGAGGCCGTCGGGGGTCTGGCC